ACCCAAAACCTTTAAGACTGACACCTGAAACCGGAAAACTCGACCAAGCGCACGCCGCTGACTCTTTGAAAACTCGACAGAATCCACATCCATTTGACGCAGTTGGCTGCCGGTTCCCAACAGCAATGAAGCCAAGCTGACTGGGTCAACCTCCGCGCCGAATATTAACTGCGCCCAGTGGTACGTCTGGTGGTAGTACTCAATCAGCCAACCCAGGCACTCCAACTCCGTCCATGAGCACAGCTCTATGAGCCTGTCGCCGAGCCTGTAAGCGCTGTAAGCCTCTCCGGCATACGACAAGTCCACGAGGTGCTGGGTTCCCTGGTCAAGATGGTACATCGTCTTGAGGGCCAAGAGCCTAGGATTGCGGTACGCTCCATGTGAAGTGACGTAATATCCGCAAAAGCTGGGCCTGCTCGTGTACTCTACCTTGGCGACCGTCAGAAAGTGCTTTCGGATGCGGAGCCAAAAAGGCGAAAGGACCAAACGCCTGTTAGCGCTCATGTCATCGCCGCCCACAGCCAATGGGACTCCTCGAGGCAAGTTGTACATAAGGATTGTTAGAGCCAGGTTGTAGTAGGTGTTGAAGTCGTACGTGCCTGGCTCGCCAGTGTCACGGCCGGTCTGCTTAAGCCCAATGACGGAAGAGATTATGTGCGTCTTCCAGAACAAGTACAACTCGGGCAAGGTGCGGCAATCGCTCATGAACTGGTCAAACAGGGCAATGTGCGCTCTGTCGAGTCCGAACTGATACATCAGCTTCAACTCGATCCCTAAGCTGTCGCCGCGCTGGGTGGAGTCGAAATTCTCGAGGTCGCTCTCAGTGCTCTCCTGATCAATCCAGTGCTCGCGGGCCCATGAGTCAAAGTCATCTGCCGTCTTCTCGCAATTGCAGTACAGTTCGGCGGGGAACTTGTGCATGACTTTGCAACGAAGGTAACGCACCATTGGGCCGAAGAGTAGGATAACGGCATCATGGCAAGTGGCTAAACTCTGCCCGGCCTTGGCTGGCTTGCCCAGGGTCTCTAGCTTGGCCTTCAGCTGTGACTTGACGAAATGGTCGACGAAGTTGAACTTCCACAGCGGGTCCCCACGCTTGGCATTGTTCAGCAAGGTTTGCTGGGTCTTGGTAGTCAGCTTGCGGAACTCCGTCTCGAAGATGCACTGCTCAAACAGCTCCACGTCAAGTTTCTCAGGGAACTTCCGAAAGCCCAAGTAGCCGGCTAAGTGGTCAAACAGGATCTGTGCCTTCCAGTCAGAGCTATGGAGGTCCTCGAGGTTGTCGTCAACAGAGCCGGGGGAAAGTCGCTTCTTGATCGTGACAGGGAAGAGAACTGGATCAGTGCCGCGCTGGTTCGGGAACAGCTGTTCCGTTGGCATTCCGGATGGGTTGTGCCTCTCGGTGAAGCAACTAGTCATTCCAGCGTCAGTCAAGACCTCGCGTTGTTCCCGGTAAGTCAAGCCATCCAAGGCCTGGTCCAGAATCCTGGCAGGATCGGCCCTTGGCAGGTGCGTGCGCTCAGTAGCCCTAGGTTCCCGGCTCTCAAGTGGCTTGTAACTTGGCTCCATGACGTAGGTTTCCTTATTGAGCAAAACCTCGAGAGTGGGTGGGGCACGATCAGTCCAGCAGGGCTCAGCGGTGGCCTGGCCGTTCGCTCGGCTGACTCTAGAAGCTGAAGAAAGTGCCTGTCGCATGCTTCGAATTCGAGAAACCTTGGCCAACTTGGCGGCGCGCTTTGCAACTGTGTCTGAAAACTTCGTGGGATCCATGTAGACTATGTTGAACGCAGCCAACTGTCTGTTGAAGAGCGCCTTGAAATCCACTGGTCCAGTGAGTCCCATGACGGCCTTAACATCGGCTCGTGTGTTCAACAGGCTGGTGTAGCCTGGACCGTACGACTCAACCAAGATCAGGTGATGGGTCACTCGTCCTACAGCGCTGTAGAAGTCGCCAGCTGTCTGTTGTTGCAACATGGTCGAGGTCACCATAATCTGGGCAGTGTGGTAAGTCGCACCCTGGGAGCCACCGACGTTTCTGGCGTTGTTGCCCTGAAAGTTCAGATTGCCGGTCTCGCCGTTCGTGGCTGCAATTATGGGGTACCGGCTGTCTACCTGCGTGGTGCGAGAGACACGTCCCTGGATGGGGCTGGTGGTCGGGATGCCGTACGCGTCAGCTATGACCTTCGGGGACCTGTGCGTCCAGAAGCAGTAATCACCTCCCAGGCGTGCAAAGCAGCGCTCTGCCTCGTTGGTGGCCTCATTCAAGCAACTGTCAGCGTTCGGGTTGTTGAACCGGCTCTGAACAGTGTCGCCGAGAAGGATCACATGGGAAATGCTTGGCTTAAGTATGCAAAACAGGTCAACGTAGCCGGGAGGGAACAAAGACAGTTCGTCGATGATCAACACTCTGGCCGTGCGGGTGAGCGCCTGTTCGAAGGTGTTTAATGCGTAACCACCTCTGCCCAACTTCAAGTCGTCAGCCCAATCCTGTCGGATTAATTGTCTAGGAGCTGACATGAGCCACACGCCCTTGCACGATTGCCAAGCCTGACTTTTCCGGAGGTACTCCTTGAGTGGTGCGGACTTGCCACAACCAGCGCAACCAGTGATGCCTCGCATGCTTACCACTCTTGGTGCTGAGTGCTCATGGATGGCATCCATCGTTTGCGTGAAGTTCTGCTCGTAGCGCTTGCCCTCCAGCCTCTTGATGGTGCCGAAAGTGTCATTCTTGAACTCGCGAACCAACTGCTTGCAGCTCTCCTTTTCCAGGGTTACGTCCTGCCAGTTTCCTAGGATGGGTTCGTTATGCTCGCTTAAGAAGCTATCCAACTCATCAAGGAAGCGTGTGACCAGCGGGTTTGGGGCGGGGCGATCCTCAGCTAGACCCTTGAGCTTGACTGGTGCCGCACCGGTAAACTCCCAATGAGGCGTGCCAGCACTCTCGGTGAGAGTGAAGATGTACTGCTCGCCGGTCTTGAGTCCCGCGTACTTGGGCACTCCGCTCAGGCTGGTGCGAAGTTGTGCGCCGAAGCCTAAAAGTAGTCCTGCCGCATGAATTGCCCGCTCATCAAGTCCTGGGGAGGGGAGTAGATCCACGGTTGCGCTTTGAGGTAATATCGCGCAAATTGTCGACCACACCAAGCTGGTTTGCAGGCCAGTCGCCTTGGCGATAGCGTTCACTAGGCAAGTGTTTGGCGTGGCTCCGACCTGGGTGTTTCCGCGATTGATGACGTAATTCGAGTGCTTCGCGCTATGGACCATGTGCTCCTTGATGGTTGTGCACTCGTGGATGTAGCAACGCTGGTCCAGCTGCAATGTGTTCTGATGCAGCTGTGCGACCACTGGGTCCGCCAGGCATTGATGGCACCTTGCATTTCCCGTTGCCTCCCAATGGTACCGGTTTCCGACGCATCGCTTCCAAACCCGTCCGGGCCAGTTCTGCTCCTCGTCATGCTCCTTGCAGTTACACAAGGGATGATCCAGAGTGCCCGTGTGTCCCAGTCCGCGGAAATTGCGCGTAGCGATTTCCCTGCTCGAGTGAGACTCCTGCCGATCGTGGTGGATGACCTCTGCCTCACTGTCAGGCGCTGCCGAGGTAGTGCTATCGTCGTCGTTGGGACTGCCTGGTTGCACATTCGTTGCCCAACGCCTAATGCTTGCCTCACTACTAGTGTCAGAGCCGATTGAAAAGGCGGAGGCCCGGGCGACCGTGTGGCATGGGCCGTGTTCTTCTCGGGGAACACACGCCGGGACCAACCTCTGCCTGACCTCGCCCCGGGGTCTGCCGGTGGCGTCTGGCCGCGTGCGCGCCTCAACCTCGGCTGACTTGCTTTGCGAGCGTTGGAACTCCGCCTCTATGGCCTGTCCTTGCGCAACAGCCATGCAGCACTCCCACTGGTTGCCCCTCTCTCGGTCCAATTGTTGCAGATGATGGGTTGGACAAACCTGGCAATCATTGCACACTCTGTTTGGACTGACCTTGCCACATTCCTCACAACGCTTAAACATGAAAAACGACATGTTGATCGGGCAGTCAGTGATGGT